TTTCTCCTTTGGATACTTTCCGTCCGTTGTCGGATGGATCACACTCATTGCAGAGTCCGTGGCTTTTCCAAGACCCTGCGATCTGGCGCGGATCGCTCCGCAAATCTTTTCCGCCGATTCCTGCGAATGGCCTTCTTTTTTCCTATCGGCGATGCACTGCTCCCAGGGATAGTGCTCTTTTTTCTGGAGCGTGGCAACCTCCGGCGGGGTTTCAATTCCCATTGCTTTCATCACTTCCGCGAAGGTGTTCGGATTAATGGCTGTTCCGGGATGACAGATTGAGATAGAATAGAGCTCCAGCCCTTTCGTAATACACGGCTCGGCACGTTGCGAAGGGTCCAGCATACACGCATCGGTGCAGTCGGTCCGCTCCCCGTAAATGCTAAACTGGTACGGCTTGCCTTCCCGGTCCGCCTTTTTCACATCTTCCCAAAAGGGATCGCAATCGGAGGTCGGCTTTACGCAAGCCTCGACGTATAGATCCTGCCCCCTGAACTCTGCTTTTGTGAACCATCCAACCGGACGTTCCGTGTGGTCAAGATGCATGACGGGGAGCATCATGAAATTCGGCAGAGCTTTCTCAATAGCCGATTTCAGGACGGATTCGTTCTCCCGGTCAAGCTGCGGGCCGGTTGCAATACCGCTCACCTTTCTCTGCGAATCGTCGAGAACGTGAAGGTCGAATACGAAAAGCTGTTTGCCGCCTTTCTGCATCCGGTGTCCCGGCCCTGCGGTTAGTAAGGGCATTGGATAGTTCATTTAAGAGCAAGGGGTTATATACGGATGAGAAAAAAGGGATTATTTTTTGAGGAATCTCGGCGCAACCGCACACCGGCATTGAATAACCTGCGCTGCCGGGGCCCCCCGGGAAGAATCGCCCGGGAACATCATCTGGCAGGCCGGCACCCGGGTATTGACCGACACCCGGTATGCGGGCACCTCAAACGGCTGATCGACATCGATGATCACGCCCTTCATTGCCAGATGAGAAGGCCGGGTCCGGCTATCAGTAAGTGTGGGGATCCACTCTTTGTAAGGCGCGTAATCCTCGATCCGGCTCCATGCAGCTTGGTTGTACGCCTGCGTTGTGGTCGTCCGTGCGATGGCCTCTGCCCGGGCCGCTCCGATCCCAAGATACCCTTGCTGGATGGCGGCCGACATTTTCATAATCCCCGCGCCTTTCTTATCCAGTTCCACCAAGTCCCGCACGATCTTTTTGCTCATCTCGGTTGTGAACCCGGCAAGATCGGCAAACGAGGTCGCGGAGATGTTGGCGATCGCCCGTTCATCCGGCCGAGTAAAATTCAGGGAGATCTTGATTAGATCTGTTGGGGATTTCACCTGCGCGAGAAGAATGTTGTGGGTATCGCCGATCCCGCCTTTGTACGCCTGCAAAATATACCGCTGGATGAGTTGCCGGCCGGGCTGATCGATGTATGCCCGGTTCAGCATTTCCAGGATCTTGAGAACTTCTCCGGCTTCGAGATTTGTTCTTCGGAGCAATGGCTGGAGCTCTGCAAGAGCCCGGCCCCGGGCATTCCGGATTAATGCGAGAAATTCCCGCGTGAAAAGGCTGCGGATGGGGCGGGAAGGATCCTGCCGCGCCATCAATTACCCTGGATGTACTCGATCGAGTACGCGCAGTGCCCGGAGTTGTCGATCACCGATACAACGTACTTTGCCCGGGTCTTGCCGTCAAGGACCACGGCCGCTGTACCAGCTGCTGCGATACTGGTCTGCGTTACCTCGGGATTTGAGAGCAAGCCGTCGGTATTCGCGTAGGAATCGACCTTATAGTACATTGTGCTGCTCGGGTCGCTGTTCTTGATTAGGATCAGGCAGTTGCGGAACCCCGTCATGTCGATTGACTTTGCCACCGCGTATGAAGCCGTGGTTGTTCCGCTTGCTGATCCCTCGTTGTTTGAAAATGCCCTAATGTCCATGGTGTGTTGCCTCATTTTCCCGGTTTTCCGGCCCGAGAGGCCGCGTTCATATTGCTTTTAGTGCCGTTGCTTCGTCTGCCGTAATGTAGCCTTTTGTCACAGCCTTGTCGATCTGTGCATAGGTGAGCCGGCCCTGTTTCTGCATACTCTCAAAGAAGGGGTACATTGCGCTTGACATGATTATACCCCCGTTAATACGAGAACTGCACTTTCAAGAGCTGCAATCCGGTCTTTATCGCTCGGTGTTGAGTCGGGAACAGGCGTTGGTTGGACTATGCGCTTGCATAGGTGTGCTTCGGTGTCAATCTCCAAGAACGCAGCATAGTCGGTGTTATTCGGATCAGGAGGGATGCTCGATCCATCGCTCCGAGTTACGAAAAGGGTGTTCCCGTTTGCATCCGTTGTCACTGTATAATCTGAAACTTGCCATGTCATGAATATCAGAGCTCTGCATTTAGTGCGATGGCACCAGATCGGAGATATGTGGCCTGATTCATGTCTGTAGAGGCAACCTGAACGCTTCCACCCGTAAGGCCTCCCGAAAAATAGCTCAGTGTTGCCGAACGGAGTCCAACCCCAAAAACATTAACCGCTATTGGGGTGGTATTGGTAAAAGTTGGTGTTGACCGCATATCATACTGCAATGGTGCTAAACCAACGGTTGATGAAACGATAGGTACATATATATTCCCATTTAGTACGATCCTCTTAAAATATCTCTGACATAGCACAACCTCAATTGGATATTGTCTGAACTCAAATTTTGTGGGTACCGTTCCGCTTTCTAGTTGTGGCTCGTAGAGAGTGCCGGTATTATACTCAACAGTGATATAATCACCGGCGGGAATATTCGAAATTACAATCGGGGATGCTGCGTAAGAACCGGACGGCAAACTCGCGGCTACAGTTGTGCCGTATCCGATTCGTGCTTGATCCGTCCCAGTCCATGACAGGGTGTAATTTCCTCCGATCACATTCGCATTTTCCACAGTCTGTAAGAATGTGCCGTTGGTAATGGTGATTTGCGTGGGGGATACTAATTGCGTGAAAGTGTATGTGTTGGTTACTCCAGTTCCCGCTCTCCACCGGTCATGAGCGTAGTTATTGCCCGGGCTTCCAACGCTAATATTGGTTCCGGAAACATAGGCCCGCTGGTTCACCGTGAACCCAGGGTTAATCAGGACATTCTTGAAAGTATTCAGGGTGCCGGTTTGGATATACGTCGTGTTGCTGGTCGAAACATACCCGGAAAGCTGCCCCTGGATTGTCGAGTTTACCACCGTAAGATTGTTCGTCTGCGACGTGTTTACGGCGGTAACATACGTCGTGGTCGCATAAGAGGAATTGACAATCGGAACTGCCGCGATCAATGATGGGATGGTGTACCCGGAATCATTCAGCCATCGCGCCGAAGTTCCATTCCAGACGGTAATATTTCCGTTCTGCGATGCGGACAGGGCGCTGAATGCGGTATTTGATGAGGGGGCTTTTGAGTCGACGTAGGATTTAGTAGCAGCATCACCGGAAGCTATCGGGGTGCTCACGTTGGAGATGTTATACCCTCCTGCATTCAGGGAGCCGATCATTACCCGTGTCCCGTTCTGGAATAGCATCGCAGAATTTACCGCGTTTATAGACGTAAAGGCCGATGTGTTCCAGTACGTCCAGTTGTTCACGAAATCGTGCCAGTTCTGCGTGACAATGCACGTCAGATTGGGATCATTCCACGTTGCCGGGCAGGTTGCCCCGACCTGTGCTGTGATCAGGGCCAGGACCAAAATAATTGCAAAGATACCTCTTAAACTCTTCATAAGAATGCCATCCAATCGATTGTCATGGGGTTACCGGACGAACCGGTATTAGTTTTGATGTTCACGATGAAACTGGATCCATCAAACGATTCCAGGGAAACAAATTGCATAAATGTCATGTACGTGTCCGAACCTGAGGCAACCGGCTGGACAATCAACCGTTGTGGTGTTCCGCCCGGAGAGTACGCTACCGGCACGCCATCTTCTACGTTCGTGGCCCGGCCGGTCACAATGATGGGACGCGTAGAGAACGCATCTATAATGGCCTGCCAATCGTAATTTGTGAAGGTCCGGGCCGCAAACGTTCCTGTATCCCAATCCTTATCCGTTCCCTCCAAGAGGACAAGGCCGGTGAGTGTTCCCGTGCCTTTCCCGGTATAAAGGAACGTTACCGCTGTATCATCGGAGGGTGAGGCGTAAAGAGTGACCTCGTTAGGAGCCGTTGGGAGAACGCTGTTGTCCGTGACATGCAAGGTAGTATCTCCGATAGTATAGGGAGCGGAGAGCTCCGTCGGGGGGGAATTTACTTTCCCGGGGTAAAGCGTGTTGGTCATGGATCACCCCAATGTGAATTTCAAAGTGCCGATCGGGAATTTCAGCGTGTCGCCTGCCGTGATCGTTTTTGGGAGAGGTGTTGTCGGATCGGTCGGGTCCATCAGCTGAGCGTAGGCAACCATGTTCCCGCCGCTTGCCGCATCGGAAAGGAAAAGGTACGTAATAGTCCCCCATGCACCAAGCGCCTGCAGGAAGTCGAATTCCACACCATTGGTTTTCTGCGCTTTCCCGCTCACCACTGAGGCGGCCGGGAAATTCGTCACGTTGTTGGTGATCGCCACCCGGGCATAGTTGTATGTGCCGATGGTCGGCTCGGTAATCCCGGTGCCATCGCCGGATATGGTTGTCGTTGAGAGTCCAAGGTAAAGCGTGGCAACCGGGGTATGCGCTATCGCCCCGATCTCGTGATCCAGGGCTTTGAGATCCAGATATTGCGAAAAACTTCCTGTCATTAGTGATACACCACCGAGAACCGGTCAAAGATTACCGTTGCGCCGCTTGCGAGAGTGCCGGAGAATTCGTAAATAAAATCACCTATTGCCGTCGTTACCCAGTCATAATGATAGACACCAAGACCCTCCCGGGTGAGATCAGCCAGAGCCTTTGTGAGGACTGCGGTACCGGTACTGTCATACACTTTCAGGGCCATTGTCGAAGGATCTACAAGTGTGCCGGAAAAATCCCTGAATGTCGCCTTGAGGCGTACCTCATCGCCCTTTACGAATTCCTGCCCGATGGTCATATGGCCTCGACCTCACTATCCCGCAGAGTCACGGAGAGAGAGCTGGACCGGGCGCTGACTGCAAGCCCGGAAGCGCGTGCGCCTACTGTCGGTTTACAGATCAGGATCCCATCATAGATATGCGCTGTTGGCGTGGCAACGAGGGCAATGGTGGTGGCGATCGTGTCTGACTGTGAGTCAATTTCACGTTGTGCGGCCGGGATCAATGCGGGGGCCGTCTGGAACGTGGCGGCGCTTGTGAGATCCCGGGCACCCCCGGCCCGGTTGAATGGCGAGAGATTAAACCGGCCGAGGTTAAACCGTGCCATCAGGTATCACCCGGTTCGAGTTTTCCGTAATCCGGATCAGATTTCCACTTCGAGGAATCATACCAGTGATCGACATGCTCTTTGGCTTTCTTCTTCGCTTCTTCTAATGTCGCGGTCTGATCCGGAGGCTGGAGAACTGCGCCATCCGGTCCGGGGTGGGCGTGGACAACAAAGAACTTGTCTTCGTGAGGGATTATCTGAACAAAGACTTCTCGATCGGTTAAGTGGGTCCAGAGGTGGGCGTTATCGTTGTAGGCCCAGCCGGAAGCGGCTTTCTGCGTTTTCGATGTCTCCGGCTTCCCGCTGTCGTTACGTGCGATACCAGAATACCCTTCGATGTGCGTGTTGCTGCCTTTGTCCGGCAGGGCAATTTGATCGTGCAGGTCCTGGACCTTACCCGCCCCGGCTGCATCCTTCAGGCTCTGCAGGGCATCCTCCATGCTTGCATTTTGCCCGGGTGTTACCTGATCGAGTCCGGCAGATACCGCTTCGATATCCTCATCATCCATTTTGGCGATCTTCATCGCGGTTTCAAGCGGAGCACCGAGTGCAACCCACTTGCCGGCCACGTCTGCCTTACCCTGCGCGACCTGTACCTCTTTGAGCTGGTCGTCGAGGTCAATCACCGGCTTAAACTGGAAATGCCAGTCCGGCTGATATCCTTCAAGCTCCGGGAGGATCTCGGTATTGATCACTGTCTCAAGGTGCTTAAGGATCGGGGCCAGCATCTTGCTTTTCGTGATATTCTGATTAATGTAGGCCGTCGCCCGGTTCACATCGTCGCTGGTGAATTCCGAGGCGGAGAATCCGAACATCGCCCAGATAATTGTTGAGATCCATTTCTGACCCTCAAGCCATTGGGAATTCATCAGCGCCGGGAAGATAGTGCCGACCTCTTCCTCCCCGAGCAGGTGAAGGATGTTTCCGAAATTCTCCGGGCCCTTATTCTCCAGCTCTACTTCAAAGTTCCGCTCTTCGAGCTGGTCAATGCTAGAATACCCGGGATGTCTCCACCAGAGGGAGGGCCCGATCCCATTGGCAAACATCATCCCGGCCGCCTTGGTGCTGTCGATCTGGTACTCGAGCTGCCATTTAAGCTGTTGCAGGAAGTCCGTGCCGTAAATGTCGTCCGAGCGCGGGTACATCATTATGAAGCAGATATCACGGGGCGAGAACGGGATGTACACGCCGGGCTTGCTGTGCTGCCAATACCGCTTCACATACCCGTGAGACCAGGGGCCATAATAGAAAAGACCGAACTGCCCCATGATTTCCGAGAAACTGTTATCGACTTCAATCCAGAACTCCGGGCCGCTGTACGCCTTGACCTCAAGCAGGTGACCGGCAAGGTTCCGGGTCTTGACCCACACCGCCTGATCGTAGCGGAGCATATCAGGGATCGTGGGCTTGATAAGGGATTGCCATGTTCCCTGTGGGTTGGGCTTCTTCAGAAAGGCTTCGGCTGCTTCGACCGTCTGCTTTTTCCCATCGATGACTTCCCACTCGGCGGTCTCGATCGTGTCCATGATTCGCTTTTCACAGACGGCATAGATGGCATTACGGGCGAGCCGGTCATTGTCCTGTTTCCAGAAATTACGGCGCGGGATGCCGAAGACGTTCAGGTATGAGTTGACTGTAAAGATGGCCCGGCGGACCGGGTCGTTCATCATTGCATCGAGGCGCTTTTCCTCGTATTCCTCATAATCGTCGTCGGTGATGAGGTACCGGCGGGAAGTCTGTTTGACGATATCGCGGGTCCCTTTGAGGGTCCGCTGCCGTGCCTGCATCTGTGCTTGTATTGTGGCCTCTTCAACTGATGGGGCTTTCATTACCCGGGAAAACGACCGGCTGCCGGCTTGAGCTGCCATGCGTAATTTTTGAAGGATGCCCTTTGCGCTCACTTGTATTTCTCCCTGATCAATGCCGAGAATACCGGCTTGTCCGGCTGTCGTTCGCAGTACTTATCGGAGCCGGGCAACCGGGTCAATTTAGCATCTCCCCCGCCGGATTCAGAGACGGCAATAGCGAAATCGAAGGCATCGAACTGGTCATCATGCGCTCCGTCGGGCATAATACACAACTCTTCGACAAAATCCGACATCCCTTTCTTAACAAAAACCTTACCATTCTGGACCAGCCCGGACCGGTCATATGCGCGGCTGACCTTGTCTCTCACTGTCTTTATTTCCTTGACCCTTATATACGGATGAGAAAGCCGGATGCGCTGGACAAACTCCTTTTGGAAGGCCACATCCTCGATCCCCATGATCCGTTCGTGCCACTGGTTATGCTTGGCTCCGAGCATTGCGGACCGGCCCTCATAAGTAAGCCGGGCCTTGACGATATCGAGCACGTACTTCTCGTGGCTGATACGGTTGACTCCGATAATGCAGACCGCGAAATAATCACTCTGGTCCCCCTCGCCAATACTGGGGTCGACCCCTGCATAAACCGCCAGTTGCGATACAGGAAAGGCCTGCTGATCGTCCCGGACTATCCAGAGCTCGCCATCTGCCCGGGTTTCCATCTCGTACCAGCGGAACCAATCGTACTGGAAGATGCTGCCCTTCTTCATGAGCTCGGCGTCGTTCTGGTACTGGAGATTGAAGATCACATCGCCCAGGTTCGCTTTGATGGTTAGCAAGCCCTCTGTGACCTTGCCGGTGACCGGGTACGGCCGGTCATGCAGGGGCATGTAAGATTCCCAGATGCTGCACTCATGATCGTCCGCATCGCGCTGGATAGCCTGCTGGATTTGGCAGTCATACCCGAGCTCATCAATCATTGTTTGGTAGAGATCGAGGAAATGATACCGGGTGCCGATAACGTGCAGCTCGCCGCCCGGGATCAGCGTGGGGAGAAGGGTGTTCTTGAACCACTCCAGCATGCGCTCCCGGCCGCCTTCTGTGCGGGCATTCTCGAAGTTGATTAGGTCATCACAGATAATTAGGTCGTAGTGTCCCGACGTGACCGCGCCCGAGTATGCGCCATGGGCCGTAATCGTGGCCTCCGTCAGGATTTTGGTCCGGCCGGCAAGCGTAATTTGGTGATCGGTCCACCGGTCCCCGGCCAAATCTCCGAAATGCTGTTTTATGAGGGGGTGATATTTCAAGGCGCTTTTTATAGTACTCAGGAACCGGACTGCGTGATCGTCTGTATCGCTGACTATGAGGATACGGATATTGGGATCTTCCAGGGCCCGCTGTGTTGAGTACCCGATGGTAACAATCCGTGATTTCCCAGATCCACGCGGGGCAAGGTCAAGAGTGGTGTTGGCATTCTCAACGTGTGCCAGGATCCGCTCGTGGTGCGGCTCAATAACGTAAGAATAGATCTTTTTGGTGAGGTACCGGCACGAGTGGAGCAGGAGATCCTTTTCGTGCGCCTGCACTAACCCGGCCGCATCAAAGACTGTTGGCAACAATATCCCCTATCTTCCGGGCGGCTTCGGGGGTGAGGGGGGCGACTATGGCCGCGCCGGCCGGGGTGGTCTTCGCCACATCCTTAACAAATGACCCGAGGACCTTACCTTTGAGTTCCACGATCTTTGACTGGTCCCTCAAGGCTTCAAGGGCAAGCTTGTTATCCGGTGCCTTGAATCCCTCAATGGTACGATCACGAGCCTCTTGGAAAATGGTTTTCTGGTGTTGCTGGATCTCAAGGATCTCATTCAGCAGGGCATCGGCTTCCACAATATCCTGTGCCTTCTGGGCTTTGGCGATCCGTTCCAGCACATGGCCGTTTTTTACGTGCCGGGCGAGGGCATCCTCAGATACGCGGAACTTGGCGGCGATGCCGCGAATAGTCGCGCCTTCCATGACGAGCGCAGCATCGATCTTTTTCCGCGCTTTGTCCGCGCATATGGAGCACTTTGCCATAGATCAAACCTTTAGATACCCACACCCTTCCGGCTTGTAGAAATGCCCGAATCCATGATACCGGGCGCAGGCAAGCGGGTACTGATCGGTATCGTGAATAGCGCACGTAATTTCACCAGCATTCTCAATAAGCTGCTGGCATACATGCGGGATCAGGAGATATCCCTGATTGGTGTCCTCTTTCGCTCCACGGGCCATCAACCATTCTTTTGTTTCCGGCGCGATGCCTTTGAGCAGGATGGGAATGACCTTGCAGCATTCCCCGCAGCGGTTGCATTTGCCAGTCACGTCAATCCGCCTCCATTTCCTCTGTGCTCACATTGCTTGCCCAGATCACCGACTCGGGAGTGCCGGCCGGGAAGAACTGCGCCGCCCCGCCCATACTGAAGATAACACGGACCTCCTTGATCTCCGGGTACTTGTCCGTGAATACCTCGAAGTCGTGGGATTTGTACGCGATGGGGAGTGGGGATCCGACAATGGTGCGAGCCGGCCGGATAACAAAGTCCTCCCCCGCTTTCCGGATAATCCGGATCTTCTTTACAATGACGCAGTACAGATCCGCCAGCGCCTGTGCATCATTTACGAGTGGCATTCTTTTTTCCCCCCTGCTGTTGTGGATTTTCTTCTGGTGCGGCCTTTTCTTTGGCGGGCACGACTTCTACCGGTTGTGCTGTGGTGGATTTTATCGGGTGCGTCGCCATGTAATACAGGATCGCCGGTGTGATGAGCAGTCCGGCAGTAAGCCGGCAAAACTTTGATTCGTCCGGATTTGAGTCCCAGAATACCTTAAATGCTGTGGTCAGTTCTGCGTTTCTTCCGCGCTGGATGACCGGGTCGTTCCTTCGTAGGTCTTCCAGCGTCCTGATAGCTTGCTCAATCTCCATCATAATATCACCATGGGTTCTTTCACATCGCCGGTTCTCTCGCTCGTTTTCGACGCATCGGTCGAATAGAGCGGGTAGGATTTACCGGCAGGGGTGAGGCGCAACCGGTCGGGATTCCCGGTAATGCTGTTCTTTTTTAGTTCGTCGTTCAACACAGAGTAATCTTCCGCAGAGAGTAAAAGGGCTTTGGGTTCGATTCCCTTTTGTTTCAGGGTGTCGAGCTTTGCGGAAAGCAGCGCGAGGATTTCAGGCGGGGTTTTTTTCATTGGCAGACTCCTCTCTTGACCCACGCAATCAGGGCCCCGGCCCGGATCTGCAATATCTCCCACCAGATCAACCGCCGCTTGCTCCGCAGCTCTGCGATCTGCTCAGTGATGACACCGGACCGCTCTTTCAGTTTCCGGAGCCGGCGCGGTCCTTTGGCATCGGCTGTGCATTCGGCGGTCACGAGTGCTGCCGTTCCCTCTTCGCCTCTTCGAGCATGTCCCGGAGCAAGCGGTTGATCTCTTCAAGAGCTTTGCACGCGGCCATCATCGCATCGGCAAGGAAATACAGATCATCGCGGTTCTCTGCATCTGCGATACGTTTTCCTACGTTTGGTAGTGCGGTGGCGGGTTTCTCCCATTTCCGTTCATCGTTCGTAAGATTATCCCACGGTTTCCCGAAGTGCTTGCAGGCCGTGAGCATCTTTTGATATCCCGGATCAGTTGTTTTGACCGGGATTTTCCAAACTGATTTTCGTCCCATGTTTTTTCACCTGAAAGCGATCCGCCGGAGTTGAACCGGCCGGGGATCCCGTATTAGGGGCCCACCAGACCGCGAAATAAATTCCCCTGCCAAAGGAACGGAGGTGATATAGAGCCGCTATCTGAGATGAGAGAGGCGTGCAAATGTGGAACGTGCGTGATGATGTCCAGGGAATTTCGAGTGTTCACATGCGATACAGGCAATTAATGTTTGTTCCTATGGCAGGAATGGCCGCCGTCCGGAACTGTGAACCGGGAAGGGTAGCTTAGCGGCCGTTATTCCCCGCAGCGGGAGTGATCGCGCTGACAGGGAAATTCCCCCGCACGGAACGGACCGCGTGAGATACTCCAACGAGCAAGGGGGGAGGGGGGTGAGTGTGTTCATGGTGCTATTCCTTTGATGTAGAGCAGGCAGGCCGCGATGACCAGGAGCACGATCCCGGAGATTGCCAGCACGGTCCGCCCGGGGGTCATGATTAGCCGCCGATTCCTGCGAATTTCAGAGCAGCCTGAACGATCGAGGGAAGCATGGCGCCCCCGGCTGTGAAGGCAGCGGCAACGACGGCGACCACTTTCTTGTTCGCGATCAGGCCCTTGAACGAGTCAGAGTCTTCCAGTTTCTTTGCGGCCCGGCCAAATGCAAGACCGGAGAAGCAGTACTGAGTCTCGGTCAGGAAGAAGCGGGGAACCGGGGGCACATCAGCTGACGATTCGACATCGTTGTACCCGATTGAGGCAAGGATGATGAAGGCGTGGCGCTCGGTCCAGGTGCTGAAAGTCCCGCCGGCGCCAGTGAACTTGTTGAGGAGGCGGGATATCGGATCATCGAGTTCCACCTCACCATTTCCTTCATCGGGATCTTCTGCACAGGGGCCGAAGAGGGAGGGGTACTTCTCGCACCATTTCCGGGCGACGCGATACTCTTTGATTTTCCCGTCGGCATCAAAGAAATACTCGACCCAGGTGTCGCCTTCCCAGTGAGAGGCCGGGATTGAGATGGCGGTTGCGGTCGTTGATGAAGTCACGGGGGCAGATCCTGAGATAGGAGTGATCACGGTCTCAGCCATGATCACGCCTTTTCGTACAGGGTGTCAAACTCTGCATTCGGCAGGCTGACAACCTTGTCGTCTTTCACAAAGACCTTGGTGCCGCCCGGGCCGTCTATGGCGTCGACGGTCGGGACGTTCTTTGGCTTGTAGAGTGCCATTCCTGATCACTCCACAAACCGTACGAGGACTTTCTTGATCGCCATCGGACCGATCCTCGGGAATTCGCTGAATTCCTGGAAGTCGCCCTGGTAGTACTGCCAGGTAGTTGTACGGTCCCTGAGCTGGATCAAGAACCAGAGTTCGTACTCGTCCTTGTTTTCGTAGAGGTATGGGTACCGGGGGAGAATGTCCGTGCGGTATGATGCCTCGACAACGGGGGCGCTCTTGAGATTTGTCTGGAACAGGAGGGGGGCGTTCTTGTGGTTCGCCGGGTCAAATGCGACCGCGATCGACAGTGCTGCCGCATCGCTGAGCTTTTCGAGGTTTGCAACGGCAGTGAAGTTCACGCGCTGCTCACCTTCGATTGCCGCGAGATCGTGGAGTTTCGACCGGTGGATCTCGATTACCGGCATGTCTTCATGCGGGTCGGTGAGACTGGATCCGTCCCATGCCCCGATCAGGCCTTTGTTCCATATTTCAGTGATTGCCAGCGAGACGCCCGCTGGCGCCGGCCGGAGTTCTCCGGGAAATTCAAAATCTGTCATGACAAACTTCCTTTTTTACTGCCGCCCTTTTTTAGCGGGATTTAACAGATGATATTTAGAGAGGGTACTAATTTATACCTTTCTGTCGGGATTTTTGTACCCCAAACACCAGTCCTGATAGCATTGCAGGCACATCCCTTTGAGTTCCGGGTGCTGCTTGATCCAGCTTGCCGGATAGTCCACGGTCTCCCAGATGGTGATTTCCCGGCCGCAGTGAGTGCAGGTGCTCATTTTACACCCATACCACACATATCCGGGCATCCCTCTGTTGTGATCCGGTATTTGCATCCCATCTTCTCCCCCCTCTCACGCAGGAGACGCCGGCCGCTGCCGTCGGGATTCTTCCGGAAGAGTTCGGATTTCCCAGTCATTCAACCACCAGCGGCTTATGTTTTCTCGCTATATTTCTCACATGGGAATGCTCGGCCTTGTGGCATTTCCCGCACAGCGTGATGAGGTTTTCGAGTCGGTTATTCCCCCCATCCTTGATCGGTTTGATGTGATGGCAGTTCAGTATGTAATCCGACGGCCGGTATTTCGTGTTGTATTTGCCGTCTATCATCCTCTCGGATTCTGCGTCCTTTCTGAGCTGCTTGCTATCTTTCTTGCAGTTTGGATTCTGACAGGTGAAATTATCGCGCTTGAAACATTCATACGATATTGTCTGCCAGAATGAAGCGGGCCGGACGCCGCAGGCATTCCGTTCCTTTTCAATAACCAACCCATTCTTTGCATCCCATTTCTTCGCGTTGCAAGCTGGACGGCACGTAGTAAGACCGCGTGAGACCCGACCCAGGGGAATTCCGGATCCGCAGATATCGCAGAGTTCAAAAAATAGATCCTTTCTCCGGATGATGGGGCGCATAACTCGGCACTCCGTAAAAGGTACAAACTCTTTGGTTTTTTCCAGTTCCTTCCTTTTGGCATCCGTTGCTTCGAAATCTATTTCTCGGGATTGATACGGGACGTCAATCCCGAAAATAATTTTCGTCAAATCTGCACAACCTCCTTCACGGGCTTGATCATTTCAACCGCGTTCCCCACCAATACCGCATCGGGATGCTTCGCAATCATCGCCCGGACATATTCGAGGAAATCCTTTTTCCAGTCGTTCCCGACAAACCGGCGACCGTCTCCCGTTTCATATATCTTCAGGAATTCATTGCCCGGGACTTGCGGCACGCGGTACACCGATACCTCGAAATCCACTTTATTAAGGTAACAATCCTTGCCTTTCTGGACCTTGATGTACCGTTTGAACTTCGTTTGAGCGATAACGGCAAGCTGGGCCTCGGCCGCTTCAAGGAACTGCTGGATCTCCTTTGCGTCCCGCTTGCCCCACCCAATGTCCCGTTCTATCGAGATCGTGTCAAAGTTGGTTTTGAGTTCTTCCCGGGCGTGCTCTCCATAAGTATCGTAAATTGAGGTCATTTCATGCGCCGCCTGATCTCATCAAGGAGTTCATCCATTGTAAATTGATCGATGGTCTTGGACTGCCCGGGTGTTGCGGGGTAATACACAGGCGACGCGGTTACAATGCCGTTGTTAACCCACCACCCGCACCCCTGACATCCGATTGACCCAAATGGACACGGTTGGTTATATGGTTTTGTGCATCCCATTTCCTTCACCACAGCACTATTGCTTCTTTTCCACATTGCGGGCACGTGAAGAAATTCATTTCGGTTTCATGTACCGGACAGAACTTCTTTTTCACGTTCCCGTGGTCTTCTTCGGTCATCACATATCCGCAATCAGTACACGAGAACGTTGTTTTTTTGTCCCAGAAGATATCGGGATATCCCATGTTATTCACGCCCCTTTATTTTGTTCCCCGGCATCCGGCACCATACGGCACATATCCGGTTCTCCCTCTTTTGTTATCCGATGCTTGCACCCGGATCGTTCTTTTCTCTCGCGCAGGAGACATCCGCCAGTATTGTGGTCAAGGAAGTTGCACGGGTAATCGACGGGGGATATCATTTAGGTACCTTCTTTTTCTTTGGCAGATCTACCTTCCACAATTCCTCCGTACAGTGCGTTATGATCTCATCGCAGAGACGGCCGGTATCGTCCACCCGCGATTGGGTGTCGTCAAACGTTTCCACCACATCCAACGATTCAAGATCGGCCCAAAGTGCGGAAACACTCTCCTTTGCGGTTCTGGCAAGGATCTTGAGTTCCACGAGTTCTGATGAGCGCAATGCTCTTGGAGGCACCACGGCCGGGTTATCCGGGTTCTCTGCTATGTCCTGTTGGCCTTCTGCGATCATATCAATACCCCGGTTTTTAATAATTTTTGTTCTTCATCGGGTATCTGGTTTCCCCAACAATCCCAACCTTCGATCCGCTGCCGGGCAAAAAGTTCTATTTTCGGGGTCATCTTTTCTATGCATGGCCCTATGATATCAAAGAGTTCTTTTGGTTTCCGCGAGTGGGGGCCGGCCTTTGTCTGAAGGAAATTTGGATGCTGGCAATGGAACGCGGGCACATTCCCTTTGATCCCAAATAAACAAACTTCGACCTGCCCTCGGAACCAGAACCCCATGCCAAGGGACATAATCTTTCTCCAGTAGATTGCCGTCTTGTATTCGAACCCCCATGCATCCATTACTTTGAATGCGTCTGGCAGAAGGGGGGTTGTAGCCCACAGAAAAAGAACACAATTCCTGGAAGATATTGAGGGCACCGGAAGAGCACAGATTTCTTCTGTACTCATAACATCGTATTTTTGTGCGGCTCCACTTTTTGCACAACCAAGAATTGTGTTTGCGTGGCCCCCGGTATTTTTGTTCCGGTATTGCCATGCCGGATCTGCATAGATCACTTGATATTTCTTATCCGGGAACGGGATCATCTTCTTGTCACCTTGAAAATTTTTGATGATCGGTTATAGGTCATTATTTCGCCTCTTTTGGCTGTTTCCCCCATGTTATTTTGGAGGTTTTGCGTACGTGCCGTTCCATCTTCGCAAACGTTACCATTCCCTCTCCTTTGCAATATGTGCAGTCAATGATGTGAGTGCAGGGATAATCGCATTCGTCGAGACCGGCAGGGCATTGGTCCTCGTCGTATTCTGGGTGATCGCACATCTCTCCAGAACCGTGGCAGACGGGGCATTCGTATTCTCTTGGGACTTTGCTCATCTTCTTACCGCCTTAATGATCTTAAGCGTGATCCCGGGATTTTGGTACTCGAAGATCTTTCGTTTGATTTTCCACACTTCCTGCTCAAATCCTTTGACCTCTTCGATCTCCACATGACCGTCTGAATACGTAACTTTAAAATCGGGCCGGTACACAAGGGAGTTTTCAACAGGGCTTTTCTTGCCACAGATCGGGCACAGCATATCTTTTTTCTTCCGGCTCGCTGCCCCGCGAATCAGGCCGCAGCACTTCCGGTATGCTGGTTGTAATTCATATGTGGGTTGTAATTCAATGCTCTTAACAATCCCTGCGTCCAGCATCCGCTTTAATTCGAGGTAACGGCCCGCTTCGAGCTTTGAGGGGAAGTTATGGATCTTGCCGTCAATCTCTATCGGGGTTTTCTGTGCCAGGATCCGGGGATCTCCCTGTTTGCGCCGCGGCCAGTTCATTTTTCATGCACCCCTCCTGTTTCGATTTCGTAATCTTCCAGCAATTTTATAAGTTCCGATACTTTCACGATTATTCGCCCTCCCAAATTGGCAACGCATCACGGTCGATACATGGGCCGGACCAGCTCGGCACAATCGTCAAGGTGTGCTCGCATTGCTCCGATCCGCATCGTTGACATTTGAGGAAAAATGTTTTTTCAATAATTACGTCTTCGTTCCTACTACCCATTTTCTCTTTCGAGTCGATGACCCGGAAAAGCCTGCCGCCGCAGTTCTCGCAGTAGAATGTAAGAACGAGCCCGGGTATTCCCTTATCGTGCGCAATGATATTGGCGATTGTAAGATCTGTTGTACTTATCATTCTCGTTTCCTCCAATAGAGTCCCGGAAAATTGCCGTCCCGCATCGACTCAACTCTTCCTTCGCGTTTCAATTCTTCCAGCGCGGCGCTTACCCACTTCCGGATAATATCGCGCGACAGTGGGGATACGATCTGGCCCTGGAACTTGCTGATATGCTGCCACTCGTTTGTTAGGAGAGGGTAGACTTTCCATTTGAAATCCGCAATCCGTAGCTTCCGTTCCTCCACTTCCCTTTTGGTGCGGCCTGCTGTCATGGCGTCACCGGCTTATGATATCCGCGCTGGATCTTCCGGCCCGCCCCGGTGTGGTGCGTCGAATGATAATGTTTGCCACATACTTTCATATCGCAGAAATACAGGCCGGTTTTGTTCTTTTCAACGACGTTTGTCATCCGGAAATTTCACCACCTGTGAAAATAAACGTCCTGTCAGCGATCCACCGCACGCCGTTGATCCCGATCATGATCTTTGAGAGCCCGCCAGCGTTGGAATAATTTAGGGTCTTCGCCAGCTCTGCGGTGTTGATACTCTTTATACCTTGTTTTCGCCTTTCGATGAGCGTGAGGATCAACCGGTCCCGTTTCTTTGGACAATGCGCCGGGGCGGTGCCGGAATATTTTACACGGGGATTTTTGCGCGGTGTTGTCATTTGTTGGTGTTCCCCATGTTGGTGATCACTTTTGCTGCGTTCTCCTGGAATTCGGCATCTAACTTTTTTAGTTCGGCGATGTTGGTTTCGATGGTTTCTTTGGTGGGAGCTAATGTGGTAGGATGCTGGAGAGAGTCGATCTTTGCTCGAAGCTCACCAGAGAACACGTAATCGTTTGATTCCTCGCTTTCTTCATCTGGGAGAGATATTTCCCCGGCGTCTACAAATGCAAGGATCTCGATCAGCACTTTCTCCCGGGCTGCACGCTCTATCGCGGCGTCGCGCTCCTCCAGTTTGTAATCGGGAATCTCTTTGAAGTGGGGGCAACTTTTCTGTTGTTTCCATTTGTCCGAATATCCACAGTGTTTGGCGTAATGCATTGATTCGGTACAATCACAGTTTCCTTCTTGTGTAAGTGTCTTGCATGTGTGGATTCTACCGCCCCGTTTTACCGGTTCCGGCGCGGCCTCCTCCGGCAGGGTGCTGACCGGGCGGGAACGAATCTCTGATTCTAGATCGGTCATGGCGGGAGATGCGGACCCACAATTCCAACGCAGTTTTTGTATCTGATCTTCCGTGATGATGTATTCCTTCGGAGGTTCTGTCATCTTGGTACTCTCCCGGTTCCTCCGCACACGCTGCACGGCCTATCTGTGATCTTCCCCATACGGGTTTCGTAAGATATCCTTCCCCCGCCCAAGCATCGCTTGCAGGGGCGGGTTTTCTTCGGCTGTTCTGTCATGGCTGGATCTCCATCAATCGCTTTAGTTCTGTTTCCTTAATCTGTAACATTTTCAGCACTCCATTTTTCCTCATATTCCTCTATTTTTTCTCTCGGTAATCCGATTTTTTCCATGTCGGATCGACACGTTTTCAGGATTTCGGTGCCTTCTGCAATCTTCCGTAACCCGGTTTTGTACCTCATCCCGATCGAGGTAATGTTTTTTGGATTAACCTTTTCCAAATAGAATCTTGCCCCGCATCGTATGAAATCTGCCCGGGACATACCGGATTTATCGATTTCATCAAGGAGGGGCCGTTCAATGAGGATATGGACCTTCTGCGCATCCTTGACCCGTTTGGGTCGTTGGCGGGGCACCGGGATCCCTCACTACTTCGTTGTCGAATCCATCGGCATCAAAAAGATGTGCCCGCAATCCTGGCATTGGTACCTCTGAAGTCTTCCGAACTTCTTTGTCATCTGCGTTCCCGCTTTTGATACGTTTTTGGAGTGGCATTCTTTGCATTCCATACCGGTATCTGTATATCTATTTGTTATTAAATATTTCTGTTTTGTATTTGTAGGTATCCATGGGTACCAAAAATGGTACCTATAGATACCTCATCCACCCCGTAAAATATGAGAGGTATCCTAGATACCTCTTGTTTTCTTTAATCGCGCCTGTTTCAAGATTCGAACCATGTTTTGTGTTGGTATAATTATATATACCATTAATTTCTAATACCGTATCAAGAGAGTTTTTATCTGTTCTATTTTTTGGAGAGTTTTTGGTGCAATTCATGAAAGTGAGAGGTATCCTGGATACCTCTTACTGTTTACGTCGATAACGCGGTATCCATGGGTACCAAAACGGTACCTATAGATACCTCTATACAAAATAATCGAGGTATCTAAAAATGGCAAATGTGATATTAAAAAATGGCATTAAATCAATTTCTGCTTATTTTTTAGAACCGACCCAGTCGTAAAAGAGGGGAGACCGTGTATGGCTTCATCGATTTCCTGGGAAGTATGGCGTGTGCCAGGGCAAAAATACCGCATACTTCGATCCGGTAGCACGCAGGCACAGTGCCTATCGAGATACTCCTGCCGATTCTTCAGGACCGGGAGATGTGCGCCGCATACGCAGCACGTGAATGTTTTGTCGTCATCGCTCATCTTTTCAGTCCCATAGAATCAATATATTCTTGCAGATCTGTTTCCGTGATTCGGTACTCTCCCCCAGACCGGCCCGGATATTTGGTCGCCTTGATGGTGCCGGCGTTTATTCGCCGCCGCACGACCCTGGGCTGCACACCCAGGGCCTGCGCGGTTTCCTCTACTGTAAGACGTTTTTCGATCATGATATTAACTCCTGGCCTTGTTTCCTCATTACAAATCTGTACATTTTTTCATCCACCGCTTGAAGGTTTTTCTTCCAAAGTTTGTATGCCGTGCAGGGTCCGCATCCGCACCGATCAACCAATTTGTAAACCGGGTTCCAAGGGATATTGTTCTCCTTTATGAAATCCCATATTTCTTGTTCTGTCCAATATAGAATCGGATGAACTTTTTTAATACTGTCTTTTATTGTGGTGTAACAGGTGCCATGAGTGACTGCACGCATCTGTCTTTGATGGGATTCCATCGCGGTTATCCCCATAAAACAGGTCGTGAATTTTCCCTCTTTTAACGCCTTGTTCCCGGGTTTTTCTTTAAGCCACTTGCAGCACTCTGGGGATTTGTTCTTTTTCCCCGGATCTGTTTTCCTGCTGCTCTTTGGGCGGGGCCATCCATACGCCTTTACGCATTGAAAGAACGTCTTTTCCGGGCGATTCTCTATAATGTCGAGGTTCCAAAGCTCTGTAAGTTCTCGAATAAAAGTTATTGTTTGCCCGTATTCAACGCCGGTATTATTGAACATCACTTTAATGCTCGATGGATCTTTGTTCTGTTGTTCTAGCGCGTGCCGGATTAACCAGAGTACCAAGGTGCTATCTTTTCCCCCAGAAAACGAACACACGCATTTTTCTATAGGCGTTTCGTGAATATTTTTTGATATTATAGCCATCGTCTGAAGGTATTTGGCTTCTGGCGTTTGATCGAGAATCGGCGCTCGCAACGAGGGGAGAATTTTTACTTTTACCATATTTCACTCTTTTATAGATTTGAGTTCGTTTTTCCATTCATAAAACTTGAATGCGCCGTTTTCTTCGCGGGTGAAAGATTCGATCTTATCTAGATCGTCGTCGGTAATAATATATTTTCGTTTTCTTTCAAAGTCTGAACATTTTCCTGATGGCGCATGTCTTCCTGTGCCACAATTTCTATGGCCTGTAAGAATATGAATCCTCAATGTATGGCCGTGCTTACAGGAGGCACACTGGTTCTTTTCTTGTAATGCGTGTAGGCGCTCACCCTCATTTACCATCCTTTTTCGTCCCCCCTCTTTGGTTCCTGTCATCTGTCATCTCTCCAATTGTTGTATACTATCTTATTAGTCGTATTGGTATAAATAAGTATCTATAGTCACATAAAAGTATTAAAAAAAGGGGGGGATTATCGTCTGATTACGACCCACTCCCCGCCCACAATCGCTTTCTTAAACGGATGCGCACGATCGTACCTGACCTTATTGAGGGCATTCCGGTTCCGGTTCCGGTTCTCTTTGTTAATCTTCGCAGATTCTGGATTGTATCCCGGTTGGCAATAATGGCAGATCTCTTCTGACTGAGTAATATAGTGGATCTTGATAGAAGAGTCCGCCGCGTATTTCTCCACGCAAGAGGGGCAGGGCCTTTTCCCGGCACGCTCTGCTTTGTTGCACGCATTACACCCGGTTGGACGCTCGCCTTTCTCGATCAACTCGACATAGTGAACGAAACCGTGCCGATAATCCCCGGGGCTCTCATGAAGTACCAGTGTCGCGGGCCGGCCGCATCGGGAACATTTCGGATGCTTCTCTACCTGAGCTTTTCTGGCTGCGATGCACCGGGGATGCCGGCACCAGGTGCGGATGTTTTCGAGCCGGGCGAGGATGACCGGGTTTAAGTCTGGCGTTCAAATCACCAACACTTTTGCTGCTTCATCCACGGTCATCGTGTACTTGACCGGCTCTATCTCCCCTTTCCGGATCATCGCTTTCCGTTTCGTGGATTCCAACCGAGATACATGGCCCTGGTGGTGTACGCTATCCCCCCATGCGGGAAGGGATTTTTGGCGGGGCATGTTTACTGCGCCTCTTTCGATTTAAAAAATTCCTTTCGTACTTTTTCAGGGCACCAATGGAGAAACTCGATTACCCCGAGCCCGAGACACCATGAGAATATCAGACCTCGTGAATCGTGGTAGGGGTCAAATCGCCTAAAGTAGATTGGACGCAACCCGACACAAATCTGAAATTTTTTGGTGTTGTAGTGCCACCAGATAACATCCAGTACGCTGTTTTCCAATTCATGACCGCACAGCGGGCAGTTCTTCATGATCACACCTTCTTGAATTTTGCAAGCATTCCCTCAAAGGAGGCGCCGATCCCATTCAATCTTTCGGCGTTGTGTTTTTGGCACCAGTACGGCGACCATGCGGTACCGGCCGGATGGTTGCATCCGGGTTCAACGCACTTTTTCCCGGTGTGATATTTTGGATCGTTTCCGGGATCGTTTGGATCTTCACACGGTTCCATGATCACACCCTCTCCGGTAATGCTGCCTGCCGCTTTAGTCCGCTCGCGTACAGAATCGATTCCCGCCACGATATGCGTGGTTCTGAATGCCCGTTTCCGAGATTGAACGGATATTCCCGGCCGTGTTTCGTGCCTCGCGGCGTGAGTCTCCAAACCTTACCTTCGCGCACCTGGAACGGCCGCCATTGCCCATCCTCACGATAGTTGGCAAGATAATGGTTCAATCGTTCCGCGGTAAGATCAGGATCGTCGCAGAGCTCTACAAGTCCCGATGGATTGTACCAGCCGGTTTCCCCGTGAACGTACGCGGGCCCGGGGGGGTCCAGCACATCGGCGAGTTCGGAGTATCCGAGTTTCCTTAACGCGGCGGCCTGCATCACCTTGGGATCGGTACCGGTCAACTCTGCGATCTGTTTGGCTTCGATGAGATCGTAGGCAACTACCTCGTCCAGCTCTTGTGATCCCGGCCCGACCGGAGCGATCTCCTTTTTCCGCAACTGTTGAATGGCTTTTGGGGCGTTGGCACGGAACGTCTTAATCAATTCTTTTGCCCCGGGATTCTTCACATTCTTCACGCTGGATATAGAGAGGACCGCGTATAGTCCGGGTTCGTTCACGCATTTTATCACCCCCGTTGACAAATTGTCAACGTCTGAAACGCAACCAGAGAAATCGTCTGGATGGCGTTCGATCTGCTTGAATATGGTACTGTCATCGATCCCCCATGCTTTCGAGAGATCGTAGATCGGGAACCATATTTCCCCGTCTTTTTCAAGCACGCGAATATCGTGACCTTCAAATAGGTTGATAAGTTCGTTTGTCATATTAGTAATCATCTTCCTTGTGCATACGGCGTTCTTTTATTCCGGCCAAAAGTTTCTCCATTGACTCGTCCGTCAAGGAAAAGGATCTGCGGGACTCTTCTCTGACAAAACGGATCTCGTCATACGCCATGCTCATAACTTTGAGCTGGGCCTCATCGAATTGCATAACGCGGCCGCTTCCCATTACCATGAGGTATCCGCCTTTGTGGGGTTTGATAAATTTCATTGCGGATCTCACCCTGTAGTGCTTTCATGCCTCGCTCTAGATCGTAGAGCCGCGTCGCTGCCGGGTACTTGGTATCATACAGCGGTTCGATCTGTTCCCGATTGTTGTGGACCTCTCCTTGAAGGCATCGGATAATCTCCATGAGCTCTGCCCGGTCCCGGCCCTGTCGCTGCTCTACCTCATGGAGGCGGGCGTTGTGGTGCTGGATGCTGGACTCTGCGTTGTCAAGTCGCAGAGTAAGATCGCCGAGGTCCTTTGCCGTGCCGGGATAGGTGTGATCTGCGAAGTTATCCGTGCAATCCGGATCTTTTAAAATACCCACGGTGGACTGATATTCCTTAAGATTATCCCGGTATTGCTTCTCTCGCTTCTCCCAGAAATCCGGTGTTGAACCGAGTTTTTCAGAGAGGCGGCAGGCCATATCATTGTCTATCAGGAATCGACCCTCAAATAGAGCGAGCACGTGGCTATCTGAAATTTCCAGCATCCGCGCTAGTTTGAATCGGGATATCCCCTGCTCTTCCATAATATCACGGATTGTATCCCCGGGCGGAGATGGTCTTTCAGGATCAGCCATCGCACCTTCCGGAGCCGTGCCACTTGTAGGTACTGGACTTGGTTGCGGGACTGGTTTTTTGACTGGAATGCAATCAGAACAGACATGACATTTTGAATCTGATGGTCGCATACACCCAGAGCCATGTGTGTGGGGTTGATTATGGAAGCAGGTGCTCGGTTTACATACACGCGCTTCCGGGCAAATGAAAAGTTCCGGCTCAGGTGCTTTCTGTGCCGGCTGATTAGAATGAATGATTTGACTTGTCCCCGGTGCTATGGTATCTATACATTCTTCTATACTGCCCATAGTCTCTTCGTGAGATAACCCGTTTGCAATTTGATCGTGCAACTCGTGCAATTGATCCAATGCGCGTTCTCCTTTTTCCCGCGCCTCTCGCAGCGCATTCCCCTGTGCGTCAAGGTTTGCTCGCTGCATGTCGCACAACTTTTCAAGTTCCGCGATCCGATCTTCGAATTGCATTCCCTCGGCCATCATACGTTCTTCCGAACGTACTACCTCTTCATTGAGGCGGGTGATCTTCGCGCTCTTCTCCTCAATCATTTTAACATGCGTTGCTGCGAGTTCCCGGTTATCTTCACAACGCTTCCGTAATGCGATGATCTCTGCATCTCTCTCGGCAAGAGCCATCTGACCCCTAAACGATAATTTATCGTTTTCGCGGTTCATCCGCATCTGCACGGCTTCGTTGAGTTCTTCCGGTTTCAAGGACAGTGCCGGACTTCCTTCGTGTGATTGGCATGCGGGATACACGCGGATACCGCCGATCCTTCCCTCCGCGAAAACCTCTTGCTTGTGATCTGTGTCTTCAATTACGATACAAATTACCGGATTGTTTTCTTCTAGCATTATGCACCTCCAGATAATTGCTCATACCAGGCTCGATCAAAATCACGGGATGCGAGATCCGGAGATTTCCCAAATCCTGCGACGCCGCCCTGGAGATTCTCCCCGTATAGGCAACACCACATATCCCCATCGATTGAGACGGTTGGTTTGAGCATCATGAACGGGCGCAGGCGTTCGACTGAGGCGCGGCAATCGTTGTCAGCGGTTACTCCCTCCAGCTCTAAAACGGAGGGGTGCTTGTCTTCCCACGCCATTATGCACCCCCAGCCGGCTCCGGCTCTCTCATCTCAAGGAACGAGGCCGCGAGATCCGCCATGTGAACCAGCGGGATAAGACGATACCTATCCGAGGCGTTCGTGATCGCCAGATTCCCCGCGTATGAGTTCTTCACATCGTCGTATGCCATCATGTGCCAGCGGATCGCCATGATCTCTTCATCGGTGAGTTTAACACCGTGCTGAAGAATCAGTATTGTCGATTTCTCTCCATGACCACACGGGAACTGATCATCAATCGTCCATACGAGCGTTTCATCCCAGATCTTCCGGCCAAAATCGTCATAGACCAGATCCCCGTTCTCATTTTTGCGGGGCAGTTGCTTCTTTTCAAGGCGGTAGAATTTCGTCTTGCATACGTCGTGTAAGAGACTTATGAGGATCCGCGACTCTTCCGGAATGTCAACGGTATAGATCTTTGAGAGTGCCGTGAGGTTGTCATAGACCGTCAGGGAGTGATGCAGGAGACCCCCCTCGCGTGCGTCGTGGTATTTTGTCGATGATGGAGCAACAAAGAAATCCGTTTTGTCGATCAGGTACTGGAGAAATTCGGGGATCCCGTCTCTCTTGACCGATGAGAGAAGATCCTTAAATCGCTTGAACTCCTCCCCCCATTCATCTTTCTTTAGCTCTTCCGCTTTCTGGACCGGCGCCGCAGCCGCAGGAGACGTGCAGGTTTCCTGTTTGGGCTGAGCTGGGGCAGCATCTTTGATATTCTTCTCAAGGATCTCTTTGGCAGTCGGTGCGTGTTGCTGCGGGCCGGGGCCGGTCCACTTGATGTCCGTGGCAACCTGACCGGTTATTACAACTGTGGCCTGGAATCCGACATTGGTGCCGAAATTTTCTTTTTCACGGGCGAGGAGTTCCGGGCTGACCCCTATCGTATGAATGCCCTTCCGGTCCTCGATTCCGATCTGGTTGAATTTGTTGATTCCTTTGAACGTTCCGGTTACCGTCGTCTCAACTCCCTGATTGCACTTTGACCGGTACCCCGTGTCGCTCTCAAGGGGTACTTCCTGAACGTGCTCAATCCATCCCGCCTTGTCGCCTTTCTCAATGATCTGTGCCACGACGTTCTTTCCTTTGAGAGGCCGGGCTTTCAGGAACGCGGCAACCTTCGCGATCATCTTACGGGAAGTTACTGAGTCTCCCTCAATGCGGGCCTCGTCGCCTTCGTAATCGAACTTGCCGATAACGGTTGATGTCATTTCGGCACCGCCGCCGCTCTTTCTTTGCAATGCTTTTTCAGATATTCCGGGCATTTGATGCAAGACCAGGGCCACTTCCCGGGGCACTTTCTGGTCATCACCGGCACCCCCGGAACTCCGGGTAATCCGGATATGCATATGCCCCGGGCGCCCACTCGTAGGGCACCGGTTTTAGATCATACCCGCAACCCGGGCAGATTTTAGTCTTTTGCGATACCTCCGTATGGCACGACGGGCATTCCTGCGGGCATGTCGGAGGGATTGATCGGTGCATGAATGCCGGTCTGTGGGCACAAGTTGTATCTGTCATCGGTGCACCTTCCGCCCAAGGATTGCCGCACACGGCCCGGGTTCATACTGTCGGGCCGGTACCGGTTCCTCCGTAATCATAGGGCGCAGATTGTGCGGGCGCATCTTATAGATCAAGGCCCGGATCTCGTTTGCCACGGGGGAATCTGACATCATGATGCCTCCACGTTGCCAAGGATTACGGGAGTACTTTCCCGCAGGTCTGCTTTTATGATTTGGATTTCGTCGTTTTTCAGGTGAAATCCTACTGCGACACGCAGGGCAATGATCCATTTCGCTGCAATGCCGCCCCGGTACCACGTGATGATACCCTCGCCTGCCTTGATACCCCAGCCTGCCTTGATACCCGAGCCTGCCTTGATACCCGAGCCTGCCTCGATACCCTCGCCTGCCTCGATACCCCAGCCTGCCTTGATACCCGAGCCTGCCTTGATACCCGAGCCTGCCTCGATACCCTCGCCTGCCTCGATACCCCAGCCTGCCTCGATACCCCAGCCTGCCTTGATACCCGAGCCTGCCTTGATACCCGAGCCTGCCTCGATACCCTCGCCTGCCTTGATACCCGAGCCTGCCTTGATACCCCAGCCTGCCTCGATACCCTCGCCTGCCTTGATACCCGAGCCTGCCTCGATACCCTCGCCTGCCTTGATACCCGAGCCTGCCTTGATACCCGAGCCTGCCTCGGACCAGATATGTCCGGTTGCCCGGATGCCGGCCGCAAACTTTACCCAGCCGAGATCGCCATCGATCTCGACATGGCCGTCGAAATCTATATTCTCCTTGTATTCGTACTGGCCCGTTCCCTCGTTCTTCACGAGCGAGTAGGCCGAGATCCGGAGGATAGCAATATCAGTCATGATGCGATCACATCCGTGACCGCTTTCTTGGCATCGAACGGTTCCGCATCCCGGAACACCGTGCTCTCAATAGCAGCCGCCGCGCCTTGGATATCCCGGGCGGCTCGATCCGTGTCTGCATCGATCATCAATGAGGTCATTCCTTCTTCACCACCACAAACCCGGTTTTGGTCTCTCTCACAGTCATTTTTGTACCGCGCACGATCCCTTTCCTCCGGCACGATTCGGCCGGAAGAGTAAGCCGCAGGGCCGCGTAGGGCCCGCCGCTTGATACAATGCTGATGTCTTTTTCCTGCATTAATTTTCACCGTCTCAGTCAATCGCAATAGTACTAGTGAGTACCTCACTGTGATCGCACGATGCAACCCAAGCGCGCACCGCGCGTATCCGGGCTGTGATCTCTGCCGTGATGCTCTCGATATTATCTACATCGTAGTGGATCGAGTTCGCCGGGATATCCTCGGTCAGTTCGCCGTACTGGAAACGGATTCTTCCGTTGCTGTCCGTCGCCCCGCAGAACACCCCCGCGCCATCTTCATCTGTTGTCCTCGTGAGCTCGCGCGACATGTTCGACCCTGCTGTTTTCTCGTCGACAGTCACGTTGCAGTACTTTTTGCCGGTTTTCACTCCGCGCTCAATTTTTAGGTTAATTGTTTGCATTTCTTTCATCTCCATTTTTGTCTCGTGCTTCACTGCACACTTACCTATACACTGTGCAGGTTTATATATCTTCCTCTTTGTAATTTAGGTCACCCTACAAATTAAATATAAGATGAGATAAATATAATGCATATGAAGATCGGCAGAATTGTCAGGGTCGTAAAACAGCAGATCCGGCACAAGGAGTTTGGCGGGCAGCGCCAGCTCTCTCTTTTCCTGAAACCAGACCCGGGATACCGCCGGGCTGCGCACGCTCCGATGTGCGTCCGTTAAGCCCCCAAAAAGTATATATTCCTGCACAGTATACTATACAGTGGCTACGAGCCGCAAATAAAGGAGATTGGAAACAATGATTGAAAAGAAAATGCAGATTGTTATTGCCGGGATTCTGATTGCTCTCCTTATCGGGGGTGCTATCGGATATCTCGCAGGGAACAGCACCGGATATTCGGCAGGGATCGCATACGAGAAAACGCAACCGGTCAATGTGACGGTGTATGCTTATTCGGGGCACACTATCCACGCTACTGATTATTACGACATGGCCAAAGAGGATAGGCTCACTGTGGGAACTCCCGGGGATTATGAACGGGATTTCAATATCACTTCGTATTCAATTATAACCCAGCATTAATTCTTTTTTCAGTCAGAAAAACAAATTGCAGATATTTCCCGGAATTGCCCGGGATCCGGGATCATCTGAATCCCCGGAAATATCCGGATAAACCCCCCGCCCTTTGCAGAAATACGACAGTACCCGCAATCGTTCAGGGCCCGGGCAACGTCCTGTTCGAGCCTAAGGATCCGGCGGCTGGAGAGTTCCGGGGCGCCGGCTGCGGCGTCACAAATCGCAGTAATTGATATTAGGGGCGGCCATACGCGGCGGATAAGCAACCCCTGAACAAACGGGAAAACAATCTGGTAATCCCACGAGTTCCTAAAATCGCCCATTGAAAAGAAATTGTTTTCCTTATATTAAACTTTTTTGTGTCGCGGCAGTGTTTCGATCCAGGTAATTCCAGACATCTTTTACGTAATCCCCAAGAGTGAGAGAGATAGTCATAGCTGCAGCATCTAGGGTCCATTCGACAACCTGCCTCTCGATTGCTGTCGCGCCGGTAGAGGGCACCACTGAAATCCGCTGACCTTCGCGAATGAATGCCGGCTTAGTGAGCTGTACGCCATCCCGGACCTGGTTTGCCGTCCATTGATAATAACTGACTGTGGCGGTGGACTTTTGGTAATATGTACTCCCCTGAATCAGCGCCGATGTCGCGGAGACCTCGAGATCCCCATATGTTGTCGAGGTGCTGGCAGTGACAGTTTTCGCAATAATCCCATTGACCTGTACCGGGGATCCGGTTTGTGGGCCGGTTTCTGTGTATTGCGTTTGAGAGATCAGGCATCCGGGGAGATGGGGGATAATTTTTGTTGATCCGACCCCAATATCCCCGGCGCTGTTGATGCTGACGCTCGGTCCGTAATTCTCATCGTCCCCAATATCGCGAAAAGTTCTTTTTTCAATACCTATATAATGATCAGTCCCGGTAGAGATTACGGTATTGTCCGCTACATACACCCGTGTCAATAAAAATACACTGTACTTCATTAAAGTAATAGTATCCAGATATCCTGAAGAAAATGCAATGGTGGTGGTAAGTGTGCCGTCGGACTGTGTCTGAGTGGTAACTGCCGTAACTGTTTTTGCTCCGTAAATCTGTGTGGCGTTTGTCGATTTTACCCCGTACACAAAAAATGTGTCGCCAACCTGGATTGCATACCCTTGTCCAATAAGCACTATTGCGGTTGCACTCACTGCATAAGAGTATACATAACCCTCTGTTTTGTGGGTGACATGCGTCGAATTTTCAAAGAATCCTTTCGTTGAATCCCACGCATCTTTTGCAGCAAGACTTACGGATATCGTAGAATCTGTACCGGATGCCGCTGTGCCCTCGACCGGGGAGGAGAATGAGGCGGTCCCCTTTTCGGTAATTTTCGTAAAAAGATCGTCTTTGTTATCAGAATTTGCAAATTTTATGAGGTTTACATTATTCGTAAATGATCGTACTGGGGTGATTTCGGTGAGATCGGATGAGAAATCCAGGCGCGGGATCTGCACCACGAGGCAGTTATCCGTTGCAGTCGGAATTGTTGAGGCCCCGGCAAGCGTCGCGGTAATCGTAGTCGTGGTGTTCGCAGTAATAATCCCCCACGCCAGGATCCCGGTATAATTCGGCGCAGATACACCGGAATTCAGATAATTTTCCGTGGGGAAAAGCAACCAGTTCCCGACGAGTTCCGATGCGGTAAGACCCGCGCTCGTGATTGTTACTGCGTTCGTGCCATTGAACGTCGCATACTGGAAAAGTTTTGTCTCCATCCGGGTACGCCAATCGTAATCCGTGGCACCTGTGAGAGTGGTGAACGCCGATAATTTGTCGATATCGGAAAGGGTCTGGGAGATTTTTGCCCCGCCATAATCAATGAATCCCCCCCGGGTACCTATAAAGTCCGGCTCCCCGCTGTTCGTGGCAAGGATCAGCGCCGTGAGCCGGCCGGGCGTCTGCGTCTGCGTTCCCCTGTTACCGGAGATCACGTTCCAGTCAGACAGTTTCCGGATATCAGAATATGCCTCGCAGGTGTACACAGATTTTTGGGGTGATGTTCCCGGCTGGCTTTTTAGCTCCTTGTCCGCCTTAGTGATTTTACCGGACCAGATCACGTCATACCCGGCGACGATGGCGATGTTCTTGTACCGGCCGACAATACCTGATTCAAACAAATCAATTTCATTTGCCGTTGCGGATCCGGAATTCACGATTTTGAATGTGGCCTTTCCTGCTTTGGTGATTGCACCATTGATTGTCAGATCCTGATAATAGAGATTACAGGCCCCGGTCTTTGTCCGGCAGATGCAGGTCGATTTCGGCGAGGTTTCGCTTGAGCGTTCGTAGACAAAAAGCGAGATGTTCCGGTATGCCGATGCTTGAGAGGGGGGAGTGAATGTACCGGCTTGGATTACAATCCATGCAGTTTTTGTGGTTGTAATAGTTCCGGCACCCGTAGATGCAGTACACGTTAGCGATACGTCATAGATACCTGCCGCCGTGTATGTATGCGATGGATTCTGAGTGGATGCAGTACCAGTGTCTCCGAAAGACCATGCCCACGAATCTACATACCCGCTCGTCGTTGAAGATTTGTCGACAAACCGCACTTTCACCGATCCACCAGCCGGCATGTAAAAGGTCCGGGGTAGCGCATCAAAATCAACAGTAAGCGTCATGAATTCGCCACGATCCTCAATGAGATATCATAGGTGATGGTATTGCCATGGCCGCCCTGCTCGTTCATGTTCAGGCGGGTAACGATACAATACCATGTTTTTGTGGTCGGCCATGTGAGTACAAGCGGCAGGATCTCGGTTTTGGCCAGTTTCAGGAGCTTTTCAAAGTTGGTTGATCCCGGGGTTGTCCAATCCGCCGCACCGAGGCCGTCTTTAAATTGCCCCTGGATAATGATGGTCTCCTGTGTGTATTTTAGATCCATCGCAGAAGCCTGCGTGTTCCCACTGGAATCTGCAGGGGCCTCCAGTACCGCGACATCGTTCACATACGAGTATTGCGGGCCGCTTCCCTCATTATAGGTCTTGTCGAAATTTACGGAAACGGCACCGGCCTGATTTGCAAGGGTGCAGGCGTAAGTCATGGGGTTACCTTCGTCAATCCTTTCTGCCGCATCAGTTCCATAAATTTGTTGAACATTTCCGTCTCCGATTTGAACGATCCGGTCATCTGGAACGTATAGGAATTCCCACCGGAGTTGGCAGCTGTGCCGGAACTGTTCACTCCGCTGTACGTCTCTCCTTTATGAACCACTGCGACACCGGTTTGTGCGACAGTGCCACCAGAATCCAGACTGGGAAGCCCGAGCGCGCCGGCTGCAATATTGTAAGTGGATTTGCCGGCCGACCATAGAGATTTGAGGAAGTCCCATACCCAGCCGACCGCATTTGCCACGAGATCGAGCGTGAGCGTGGTAAGGGAGGGCCCGGCTCCGATCCCGAACATGTACTGCAATAAAGTCAGGGCAAATGACGCGGCGCTTGCCAATGCCCCAACAATTGCAGAACCAATGTTAATCGTAAGATCCACCAGGGAATTCACCAGTTTCCCCGCGCCAGTAAACGCCCATTGTACCAGGGACCAGAGCCAGCCCCCAACGCCTTCGAGGAGCGCGAATGTAAACGAGAGCGTAGATTTTATCGTGCCGTTACCGGTTGCCCACATCAGCAATCCGACCAGCCACGTGATCGGGTTTGTCAGCAATGCAAGATTAATCCCGAATTTCAGAATTGATTCGAGCGACAGGTTTTTGGTGAAATTTTTAAACGCAATAACCATTTGGTACAGCCATCGGATACCCTGAATGAGGAATGGCATCAGGGGCAGGAGGATGATATCGACAAGGTACCCAAGCAGCCGGCCCACGGTGCTAAAGAGGGTCGTGAGGATCTTTGAGTTTGAGAATGCCATAAGAAGGACACCGACACCGACACCGATCACTGCCGCCAGACCGGTAACCGATTTCGTGAGCGTGGAAAACACTGAGCCGATGTCCCCCTTCATCAGGTTTTCCTGAGCGGATGCAATACCGCCCGTAAGTGATTTCTGCTTGGGTGCGGTTGATCCTCCGGTCCCGTACCCGCCGGCTTTTGCCAGCCCGTCCATGACCTTCTTGCCCTGAACGTCGACAAGAATTTTAACGTTGTAGTTGGTTTCCGCCATTTACCCTCTTTTGCCGTTCGACTATCCCGTTCACAAGGAACAACTCTTCGATTGCGTCGGTACCAAGTTCTGAAGGTTTTTTCCCGAGCGCGAGGCAGAGTTCAACTATCGCCTGTCCCCGCTCGCTTCTTGAGAAAGGAGATCGCAGTCTGGTGCGCTTCCTCCATCAGGGTCTGGGCTTCTTCAAAGATCAGTTGGGCCTCTCCGGTCTGGTTGTCGTAGTACTCCCACGCGCCGGGCTCATTATATGGGGCATCGAGACAGATGGACGCGAGCCCCCGGTAGATGTGGGAGGTATTGTCTTCGATGAATCCTTCCGGCAGGTTGGCAATATCCACATCGCCGCGCTTGACTTTTTCGAGGTCGATTCCTTTGTATTTCCGGATAAATTTCAGAATTTCGCGCTTGATTGAGGGAGGAAGTGCGGTCCGGATCCGGATCTTTACTCCGTTGTGTTCCAGCACAAGGAACTTCTCTCCGGACGCCCGGATCAGGCTTTCCATTCCCTGATATTTGGCCGCCTGTTCTTTCTCGAATTCTTCGCGGGCTGCAAACTCTTTTTCGGGATCGAGTACCATCTTTTTTCACCTCCTCACGAATTCGCAAAGACGCAGGTCGAACCTTCGCCGCTGAACTCCGGAGTCCACCAGTCGTTTTCCGGCAGGCCCATGGGGATCGATTCGAAGTACACGCCGGTTACCGTCTGCTTACAGATAGTCCCGAGTGCCCCGGTCGCTGTTGCCACCACCGTAAACGTTTTCACGGCGTTGGTATCCAGCACAGTGCCGTCGTTTGTTGTAGGGTTCAGGATCGAGTACATGAACGAGGTTCCCACGATCGTGTCGAACTTCGCAGCCTTGATCTTGACCTCTACCCGGAACGTGTGCCGGGCCAGATCCTGCCGGAGGATTGATCCGCCTCCGTAGAGTTTTGCCACGTCGTATTTTGGTGTAATCTCAATGCCTTTGAATACCGCGACAGGGGATGCGCCATCGATCGTGATGACCCCGCGGTTTCCGAAAAATGTGTCCGGTGTTGCTACTGCTGACATTTTCCCTCCTTAAATGATCTGTTTTACTTGCAGGCCAAGTGTCCAGAAGTGCATGACATAATCGCCATTACGCCAGTACCCGATTTCGAGCGTAGCGCTGGCAGTTTCCGCCCCGCATGGGATCCCCAGTGCAGACGTTGTCGTGATGGTAGCGTTTGTGCGGGTGAACAGGTCCAGCGCAGCCAGCCCCCAGTTTCGCACGGGGCGCAGGCCGGTTGCCAGATCCGGGTACTTGTAAAACGCTACGATGTGAACCGGGTAAGAGTGCTCCTCGCCATTGGCATAGATGCCGATCGTATCCCGCCCTTCAACGAACGGAATTACATAGGATGTGAGCGGCTCGATGTACGCGGGCTCCTCATCACGTTCTGTAACGGAGATAAGCCCCCCGAGCGCCTCTGCATTGTCATTGACACGGGAGATTATCGCGTCAACAATCGCATTGATCTGGTCACTGGATGACATGATCGGCGCTCCTGAACATCTGCATTACCGCTTCACACGCATTTGCAATCCCGGCCTCGATCCCATTCTCGATGAAGGGATTCGGGCGAATTCCGCGAGTGCATCTCCGGAAAATCATATCCCCGCCACCCCGGGGCTTCCACGCCATGACGTGAAGATGCCGGGGATTTTTCTTGCTCATCCCTTTCGCGCAAATCATCTGATGCCTTGGGCCATAGAGACCGGTCCCGGTGATGTGGAACGGAAGGTACGCGGTGTTGTTGGAGAACTCGATCTGTTTGGTGCCGATCCGGCGCTCGTGCCAGTGCTGGCGCATGTACCCGGTGTCGACCGGTGTGCCTTTGACAACTTCGGCCTGGATCTCGCCCATGAAAACGTCAAGGATCCGGCTTTGCAGCTCCTCGATGTTCGCGGTCCCGTCAACAACTTCCTGCAGTACCTTCCGGTCGTTCATTACAACACCTTGCCTAACCAGACTGCGAGAATGGAGATGGCAATCGGAACAAGTACAAGAATCGCTCCGTCACGCCCGATCCAACGGCTTTGCTGGTTTTTCACCGTTTGTACCGAGCCACAAAGGCCGCCTTGTCCGTCCTCCCCATACACAACCTTTTCGAGCTTTTTTTGAGACTCAATAAGGTTTTTCAGGTCGGATCTTACCTCTATTAGGATGTCATGGTCCGATTCTGCCAATTTTTACCTCCACGCGCTACCCATGCAGCGCATACGCTTGAAATTGTCAAGCTGGCTCCGGATATCGGGTGTCATCACATCTGATACCTGGACCTTGAACATGTCCGCGGATTCCTTCGTACCGATCGTCCGGGCGGCGCTTGCTTCCTGCAGGGCACGGTACTTGGCAAGGTAATTTGATACGATCTGCTGCGCAATCATCCGGATCGCATCAAGTTCTGCGGAAGCGGCTGCATACCCGGCAACGTATATGATTTGCACATTGTTACTGCCAAGCATCGGCACATTCTGGAAGAAATTAATGTATGTCATAGTACCGCGTTGAAGAACCGCATAATCGGCCGAGTTTGCCGCGATGCCGGCCGCCCGCTGAATCCGGGCCGTCCATGACGGGGCACTGGTTTCAGATGCGGTATTTTCCGATACTGATGTTACAGAAATCACGGGTTGTTCCCGCATGAGAAACATCCGATCCCGGGGAAGATATTCTCCGAGTTCGGCAGAGGCCCCCCGGCCATTATGGTACTCAGTGTACGTCGTCTGTTCGAATGAGGTGACCTTGCAGTACGAGTTGATCGCAGCGGTAATGGAATTGATGAGATCGGCACAGAAAAGAGTCCACTGTGCGGAGGTCATTTTCTGACCGCCGTACTTGAAGTCCTGATACCCCCAACCCCCGGCTGAGGATTCGATATCTCCCTGCACGAGGTACGCCATTTTATGGGCCGGCCGCTTTTGTTACCGCCACTTCGGGCGCGTTCATGATTCGGCGGACCAGCTCAACGTCATGTTCGGTATACCCACGGTGCGCTTCAAATGCGGCGCGTATCTTCTGGTACTCTGCCTCTTCGAGCAGCAACGGCGAGCCTTCCGGCCACGCTTTAATCTTTTGCGCGAGCCGGTCATTATCCAGAAGTTCGGCCATTCCAAGCCGCTGTTCCGGGAGAAAGAGGGCCCCACAAATGCTTTGCTTCACGATGTAC